TCATTTATTCAGAATATCCATTAACTTATCGTTGTCTTCTTTCAGTACATGTGAATATGTATTTAAGGTTACTGAAATATTGCTGTGCCCGAGTCTTTTACTGATGGCCCCTATAGGAGCACCTTTTGAGAGTAATACCGTAGCATGGGAGTGGCGTAGATCATGTAATCTTATTTCAGGTAAATTTGCCTTTTTGCTCCAGTTTCTGAATGTATGGGATAATGTCGATGGGCTTATCCAACCAAATACCCTGCTATTTTCTCCCGGACTGTATACAGTTTCTTTATAAATTTTTAATATGACGACCAAATTATCAGGTATCGTAATAACTCTTATACTATTTTCAGTTTTTGGCGGAGTAATTATATCTTTACCGGATCTTCTGAAAAGAGTTTTCGATATACTAACCGTCTTATTTTCAAAATCAATATCTTTCCATGTTAATGCGAACAGCTCTCCGCTTCTCATCCCGGTATAAAATAGAGTGGAAAATATTGTGATAAGCCCGTCTGTATTGACTGATTTATGCTTCGTGCTTTTTAGGTATGCTATCAAAGTGTCAAATTTTTCTTCATTCCATACTCTTTCATTATTCTGCTTGGTATTTTTCCCTACTTTCTTAATTTTTTTCATAACATTTTCTTTTATGTTGTGGTAAGTACAGATAAAAGTATATATTGATGATAGTAACTTTTCAATAGCGTATATATACGCAAGACTATATCCATTCTCCAGTAAATAGTTCTGAAATTTCAAAATATCTTTTGCTGTTATGTCCTCTATATTTTTGTCTTTAAAATATGGAACCAATACTCCGTTAATAATGTATTTTCTGTGCAGATATGTTTTTTCTTTCCATCTTATTTTTTTTTCTTCAATATATTTGTTGAATAAAGTCTCTGCATTCATTTTAGGATTGTATGTTATGTTGGTCAGGAATTCTCTTTCCCAAATCTGCGCGTCCTTTTTCTTTTCAAAGCCTCTTTTTTTCTTCCTAACTGCTTTACCGTTAATAGTAGTGTAAATTTCAACAAAATATTTTTTTGTCTTTTTATCAATGTACACGGGCATTATTTATCACCTCAAAATCTCAGTACTTTCTTTCATAAATATATACGTCACATGGTCCTGTTTGGTCACACGATCGTTTTTTTTTTGTTATAATACATCTACCATTTTTGTAAATGGCTATTCAAAATACTTGAGAAATCAATATTGTTTATTCTATCAATTAAATCTTCGGGTAATCTAGTAATATGCAAAAATTCTTTAACTACATTAATATCTGAATTTTGAGTAGATATAAGTAATAATGTTTTAATTTCATTCATCATCATTTCAACTAATAAGGGGTTATCTAAAATAATAGTAAGTGACAAAATCATAGCATACATATCATTTTTTCCAACTGAATTATTAATATCTTTTGATCTCACTAAAGAATAAGGGTTTAAACGTAATGTATTAACCTGATGCAATTCGTATCTTGAATCAACAGTATAAGTAATAACTTTACTATTGTGTGCAATTTTATTCCTAAATTTTCTGATAACACTGATAAAATTTTTAAAAAGACTAATATGGTCATTATCTGAGAAAGCATTACTATTAAAAAATCTCCTGATTAATTTTAACTTCATATCTCTTTTTAAAAATCTAAATAAATTTATACAATCATTAAATTTCACATTTTTAAATAGTATCCATGCAGGAATATGGTTATGACAATCACGATAATATTTAGTAGGATGATCATTAGTATATAATATAACTTGTTCAATATTATTAAGAGTTTCATTCAATTTTCTAACTTCTCTACGTATTCTTCGGTTAACTTGAAAATTTTGTCTATTTAAATAGTCATTATGGTCTTCACCGTATTTTTCACTTAAAATATATGCGAGTTTCGTTTTAAAAGAATTTTCTGCATAAACACTGTATTTAAAAAGTATATTCTGAAAATTCATATCGAATATTTTGAAATAAAATAGGCTAAGCAAAGAAATCCCTTCCTTAAATTTTCCATTGGTCATAAAGCAATCCTTATATCCATTTATCAAGTCATAATACGAAATACTTTCTAATAGTGTCTTTTCAAAATTATGATTAAAAATAAGAAGCTCATATTCATCTTTTATCTTATTTATCTGTTTATTATAGTCTAAAAAAGGTTTGTCCCAACTCATAAATTCCTCCTATAAAATAAAAAAAATCTTGCTACATACTTATAGCAAGATTCTGATAGTCTGATATTTAAAAATACAGCTTTTAAACATCAAAGACAAAGTTATCTTGTCATAAGTATAATATAAAATATGCCAGATGTCAAGAGTTAATCTAAAATTTTTACGCTATCTCCTTTTCTTATAGGTGCCATGTCCTGATATTTTATATTAGAAAAATCTTCTTCCTTGACATTTAATTCTATAGCTATTCTTTCTTTCTTTACAAGAGAAACAGGTTGAAAAGGATTGATCTCCTTAATTTTTATCTTCTTGCAGATAGAAAAATTTTCATATATTCTGGTAATTTCCAATTCTTCTTTTATTATTTCTATATTCCCAAGAGGTTTTCCGTCTAAGTCTAAAATTTCATCTCCAGTTGTAGAAATCCTTACTTCCTGTCCTTCATATGCTCCATCGTTTGAACCGTAATTAATGATTATATTAAACTTATTTATTATATTTATGACTTGGTATTCTTTTTTATCTTTTTTCATGCTTAAAATCACTCCTTTTTATAAATATTTTTTTAAATTTTCTAACATTTTAATATCTAATTCAGTTAGTTCCTCATCATTAATTTCAATGCTAAACATAATTTCGGCAGCAAATTGATTAGCTTCATTTTGTATAAATTATTATATGTTAATCGGAACGTCTGCCAAAATATCTTCGTCATCAATAGGGGTAAAGCATCTAAACGGACCGACTTTTATATTTTTTATACACATATAAAATTTTTCTTCTAATTCTAAATGTCTAGGATAAAATTGCAATTTGTCAAAATGCTCACATATATTAGCAGCAGGTAAATAATTTATATTAAATAGTAAAGAAAGCTCATCAGGACGTACTATATCAATTTTTTTATTTTCAAGTTGTATTTTAGTAATCAAAGGAAAAGGTGCCAAAATATGTTTTGCAAAAGCATTAGCCTCTTTTTCTAATGGGTGATCCCCGTTATTATAATGGATTAAATTATAATCCTTATTTTTCAGATGCCCTTTTAATATATGCCCTAACTCATGAGCTAATGTCCATCTTTGAGTTTCAATACTGTCTTGTTCATTATAAGCAATTATATATTTTTCTTGTTTAATGTCGCATATCACAAAGCCATGCTCTGAAGCAAATCTATCTATAATTTCTTTATATGAAAAATTCATTATTTTCATAAATTTTTCAAAAGTGAATATTTTAATATTGTCGTGTCGCTTAATGATAGAGACAATGTCTATAGGAAGCTGCCCGTCAGAATGTTTTATTAATGTTTCATGTGCTAATTTTTTAGTTCCTTCATAGTCTGGGCTGTACTCATATATCATGTATAACTAGTCCTCCTCTTCAAAATCAACTTCGTTGAAAGCCAATTTCATTAAATTTTGTAATTTTTCTAACTCTTCATCTGTCATCTTTTTTGCATTTCTGGCTACCCAACGAAATCTTGGGGACTCTTCAACCGAATTCAACGTGGCGTGCCCCGTTTCACGTGCTTCAACCCAACCCATTAAATATGCCGGAGTGGTTTTTAAAGCGATAGCTAGTTTTTCAATTTTATCGCTTGGGATATTAATGCTACCGTTTTCATATTTTAAAATTGTAGAAGAAGTGACTCCTACTTCATTTGCCAATTTTTCAAGAGTGTATCCCGCACGTTGTCTTTTTTCTCTAATTTTTTTTCCTATGCTCATAGCTATTCCCTCCTTATTCTTAAAATAAATATAGCATAATTTTTCCTATAAAGCAATATATTTTTATGAAATGTAGAAAAAAATTTCTTGACAAGACATAAAAGTTGTGCTAACATTATGTCGTAATACGACAAAAGGAGGTGGAACTAAAAATGATAAATATTGATAAATTGAACGGTAAAATTGCAGAGAATAGGCTCACAAAAGAAAAGTTAGCAAAAGCAATGGGAATCAGCTCCAGAGGGCTATCTATCAAATTAAAAAAAGGTATTTTTAATAACATCGAAATAGAAAAATTAGTAGAAATCCTTAAAATAGATAACCCTATGGAAATTTTTTTTGATAATTTCATGTCGTAAAAAGACAAAAAGATACACTGAAAATTAAAGGAGGAAATGTGAATTTAATAAATTTTAGTAACAAAATGACATCTCTTGAAATTGTGGAACTGACAGGAAAAGAACATAAAAATATCCTAGCAGATATTAGGGATGAGTTAGAAAAGCTCGTAAACAAAGGGATTAGAGCCGAGCTGATTTTTCAGCCGGGCTACTATCTCGACAAAAATAATCAACAAAGACCCATGTACACGTTAACAAAAGAAGGAGTTTTACAGCTTGCTGCAAGATATGATGCAGTTGTGAGGTTTAAGTTAATCGAAAGAGTAACACAGCAAACACCGCAATCATTTTCGCAGGCACTGTATCTTGCAGCAGAACAGCAAGCTCAGATTGAAAAATTACAACTTGACAAACAGGTCCAAGCACAGCAGATAGCGGAACTACAACCGAAAGCTACCTACTATGATTTGATACTTCAAAACAACAGTCTTTTATCTGTGACACAAATAGCAAAAGATTACGGAATGAGTGCTCAGGCTTTGAATAGTAAATTGCATGAGCTGGGAGTGCAATTTAACCAGGGAGGAGTTTGGCTTTTATACCAGCAACATGCTCCGTACGGCTACACCCATTCAAAAACTCAAAACTATAATAAAAGTGACGGATCTCAAGGCTCGAGAGTTCATACTTACTGGACTCAAAAAGGAAGAATTTTTCTATATGAACTTTTAAAGAAAAATGGAATCGTTCCTCTGATTGAAAGAGTTGATCAGTCATGAGAGATTTTTATACCGTAGAAGATGTAAAAGAGATATTGAGCGTAAAGCAAAGTAAGGCTTATCTGATTATCAAAAACTTGAACGAGGAACTTAAGAAAAAAGGATTCTTAGTTCAAGCAGGAAGAGTAAACATTACGTACTTTAGAGAACGGTACAAACTGCCTGCGTTAACGGAAAACAATTTATGAGGAGAGGAGAACACTCATGGAGAAACTTAAACTGAAAAGAAAATATGTAAGACCGATGAAAAGCTACATAGATACAACGGGAATACTTATAAGTTATGCACATAAAAATATTGATTACGAGGAGGAATAATATGAAAGACAAATCTTTAATCCTGAGTAGGGAAAAAACTGTAAAAATACTCGGTTGGCAAAAGACACAACGCTATCCAACCCGGACGAGTAAACCGAAGAACAGACAAGAAAGAGATTATTTAACAAAACTTTTAAATAAATATAGACGGAACGGAGGCGAGTAAGAATGAATAAATATGAAAGCTTAGCATTCGGAGCATTTGTAGCACTTTGCTTATGCATAGCAATAGTTTTATCCGTATCTGCAATAAACAGGCAAGATAAAGCAATGAACTGTAAATTTAAAATTACCGTGAACGGAGTAAGCTATATTACTTCCGAGTATCAAAAAAATAACGGATATATTATTTTTACAGATGAAAATCACAGAGAGATTGAAGTAAGTACGAAATATGCGAAAGTAGAGGTGTTAGAGTAAATGGGCTTAAAAGAAAAAATTAAAAACAAAATTAAGCAATTTGAAGAAGAGAAAGAAGAGCTGGGAGATAGTGACATCTGGATTGATCATAAGCAGAAATTAATTTTTGTAATCAATATAAAACTCGAAGTTTTAAGAGAAATTTTAGGAGAAAGTGAGGAATAGGATGTATACAAAAGACGGTATTTACTATGAAACAGAAGAAGATTATTACATGATTTTAGACGAACAGTATAAAGAAAAAGCCGACACTGGCGATGTCGACTAATTATTAAAAATATCTAATTAAATTATAGCACGAAAAAAGGAGTTAATCAATGCTATTTGAAAGAAATGAAATATCGAGAGCTATAAGGAACGCAAGACTGATAAGACTTTATGACGGCAGAGGAAAGATGTATAAATTTATCGATGTAAGAAAAAGAAAGCAGGATTACAAAGAATTTCTAAAAGATGAAATGAAATCAGGAAGATGTGATAAGGTCTTGCTTCAGGACAGGAAAAATAAATTTACCGAAATAGCTCTGAAATATGCAGAGAAAGGAGTAATAGTTGAACTATAACGACTTTATAAACTCAAAAGCAAAGACTTTTGAGAGTTTAGGGATTGATATTGATAAGAATAACTTGAACGGTAATATGTTCGAGTTTCAGAAAGATATAGTTCGTTGGGCATTAAAGAAAGGAAGAGCCGCTATATTCGCCGAATGTGGGCTTGGAAAAACACTCATGCAGCTTGAATGGGCTAATCAGATACAAAAGCATACGGACGGCAAAATACTGATTTTAGCACCTCTTGCAGTAGCACCTCAGACACAGCAAGAGGGGGAGAAATTCGGAATTACAGTAAACATCTGTGAAAGTCAGGCGGATGTAGTGAACGGAATAAATATCGCGAACTACGAAAAAATTGATAAGTTTGTCGGAAGTGAGTTTGACGGCATAGTGCTTGACGAAAGTAGTATCCTGAAGTCATTTACTTCGAGTACGAGAAATAAGCTTATTGATAATTTTGCAAAAGTTCCATTTCGTTTAGCGTGTACGGCAACACCTGCACCGAACGACTACATGGAGCTTGGAAATCACTCCGAATTTTTGGGAGTAATGACAAGAGCCGAAATGTTATCAATGTATTTTGTGCATGACGGGGGAGATACGGCAAAATGGAGGCTTAAAGGACATGCTGAAGAAGTATTTTGGCAGTGGATGGCAAGTTGGTCTGTATTCATAGATAACCCGAAAAATCTTGATTACGAGGTTGACGGGTACGATTTGCCGAAGCTTAATATTTATGAAATCATAGTTGATGGAGATGAAACAATAAATGAAAGTCTTACACTTACTCAAAGAAGGCAAGCAAGAAAAGACAGTTTACAGCTACGTTGCAATAACGCAGCAAAAATTGTAAATAATTCGGATGAACAGTGGCTTGTTTGGTGCGATCTCAATGATGAGAGTACCGCACTGAAAAGCAAAATAGAGGAGTCTGTGGAAATAAAAGGCTCTGACAAAGCTAAGCATAAAACAGACTCGATGTTGAACTTTTCAGACGGATTAATCAAATGCCTTGTTACTAAGCCGTCAATTGCAGGGTTCGGTATGAATTGGCAGCAATGCAACAACATGATTTTCGTTGGTTTGTCGGACAGTTATGAAAAATATTATCAAGCAGTCCGTAGGTGCTATCGTTTCGGACAGAAAAAAGAGGTAAATGTTTACATTATTATTTCTGCCAAAGAAGGGGCGGTAAAGGCAAACATCGAAAGAAAGCAAGAGGATGCGAAGAAAATGCAGGAAGCAATGATTAATCTTACAAAAGAAGTAACTAAAAAAGAGCTGGAAGTAACAACTCGAGTAATGACGGAATATAATCCGTCTGTGACGATGAAATTGCCGAATTGGGAGGAGATGAGACAGATATGCTAGTTTATGTAGCACATCCGTACGGAGGGTGTAAAGAGAATAAGAAATTGGTTGAGGATAAAATAAAAAGACTGGTTAAAAAACACCCACGACACACATTTATAAGTCCTATTCATACATTCGGATTTATGTATGATTGGGTTGATACTTATGATCAAGGTATGCAAATGTGTCTGAAATTACTTAAAAAATGTGACGCGATTATTCTCTGTGAAGGATGGAACGCCTCAAAAGGGTGTAATCGAGAATTTGAATTTGCAAGAAAGAATAACATTCGGACATTAAGCTATAAGGAGGTACTTGAAAATTGGAAATTTTAAATCAAAAAATAGACGATAGATACGGTATGTATAATGGGGATTGCGTAGAAGTGTTGAAAGAAATATCTGATAACAGCATACATTACTCCATATTCAGTCCGCCGTTTGCAAGTTTATATACTTATTCAAACAGTGACAGGGATATGGGAAATTCGGCATCGGATAATGAATTTTATGAACATTTTAAATATCTGATATCTGAACTTTATAGAGTAACAATGCCAGGAAGACTTTTAAGTTTTCACTGCATGGATATACCAATGATGAAAAGCCGAGACGGAGTAATCGGACTGAAAGATTTTTCGGGAGAATTAATTCGACTATTTACCGATGCAGGATTTATATACCATTCTCGTGTGGTAATTTGGAAAGACCCTTTGGTTGAGGCAACTCGAACAAAAGCATTAGGGCTGTTACATAAACAACTCTGTAAAGACTCTGCGATGTGCAGACAAGGGCTTCCTGACTATCTAATAACTGTGAGAAAGCCGGGAGAAAATCCTGAAGCATTACATAAGCCTGACGGGTTTGATAGATTTATCGGGGAAAATGAGCCTGAAGGAGAAAAAATTCCGAGACCCGAACCGAATAAGGAAAAATTCGATAAAAAAGAAAAGTATAATGAAGTACCTGTTTATAGCCATCAGGTATGGCGACGTTACGCCAGTCCTGTATGGATGGATATTAAGCAAAGCAATACGCTGACAGCTAAGGTAGCACGGGAAGAAAAAGATGAAAGACATATCTGCCCTTTGCAGCTTGATGTAATCGCAAGAGGTATAGAGCTTTGGACGAATGAAAATGATATTGTCCTTGACCCATTTGCAGGAATTGGAAGTACCAACTACGTTGCACTTAAAATGGGGCGTAGGACAATAGGCGTAGAGCTTAAAGAGAATTACTATAATATCGCAGTTGAAAACACTGATAACGCCGCACTGGATTATGCCCTGTACGGAAATCAAACTAACTTTTAGGAGGGATTTGTGAGCGAGTACATAAAAGGCGAAGTCGCAAAATCGATAGACCGAGCCGAGAAGGTAGAGTGGTCAAGCTCTTTAAGCAAAACAAGAGGAGCTTTGCCCGGACGGAAAAATCTATATAAACTAATAAGAATAGTTTTTAAAGAGCCGGGAATGGTTGTGGAAATACACCATAAAGACGGCGGAAAATCAATAATTCAAAACAATAAAATTTTTTAGGAGGAAATGCAATATGGAACTAAAAGTAATAATAGAAATCGAAGAAGGAAGCAAAAAAATAATTGAGAAATTTGCAGATGCTTTGCATAAATTAGGGAATACAACGACAATAAGTACGGCAGCAGGGCAAGTAATAGGAAAAATAGATAAATTTTCAAGTCCTGAGGGGCTTAATCATGAAAAAGAATACGAAGAACAAGCAGCTAAAGAGGGGGATGTATGGACTCCGCAAGACACGAGAATAACAGATAAAGTGCACAAAGAACAGGAAGAAAAAAAATCTAAAAAGAAGAAAGCAACAGCAAAAGAAGAAACTCCTACTGAACCTGTTGAGCAACCTAAACAGGAGGCACCTAAAAAAGCAGAACCCCTGCCAACTGTAGAAGTTGGGTACACAAGATCAGATTTGGCAAGAGTGGGAAGAGAACTGGCTATGAACGGAAAGAGAGATGAAGTTTTAAAAGCATTTACGAAATTCCATGCGTCATCTCTTGCAGATATTAAAACTGAAGACTTTAATGCTTTAGCACAAATATATATCGAACTCGGAGGGAAATTTTAATGAGCGATCATAGTAGCAGAGATCATGCCCTGCTATCGGCAAGTGGGGCTCATAGATGGCTAAAGTGTCCAGGCTCTGCAAGACTTGAGGATAAGTTTGAAGATACCGCTAGCGAATTTGCAGCAGAAGGAACACTAGCCCACGAAATAGCCGAACTTAAAATAAAAAAGTATTTTACAACAGAAATAAGACCGAGCGAATTTAAAAAGAAAATGGATGAATTTAAGAAAAACGAATTATACAGCCCCGAGATGGACAGATATACAAACGAATATAAAGAGTATATAAACGAAGTATACCTAAGCTTTGAGTCAAGACCGTTTTTCTTAGCGGAGCAGAAAGTTGATTTTTCAGCTTACGTTCCAGATGGTTTTGGAACTGTCGACTGTACTCTGATCGGAGATAAGATTGTCCATATATTTGACTTAAAATACGGAAAAGGTGTTCCTGTTTATGCGGAAAATAATCCGCAAGCAATGCTTTATGCTTTAGGGACGTACCTCGAACAATCGATAATTGACGAAATCGATGAAATAGTAATCCATATAGTACAGCCTCGAATAAAAAATATAACAAACTTTAAAATATCATCAAAAGATTTGCTTGAATGGGCAGATTCAATAAAAGACACGGCACGAAAGGCTTATGACGGTACGGGAGAATTTGAGGCAGGAAAGCATTGCGGATTTTGTAAAGCTGCAGGCGGTTGCAGAGAACAAGCAGAAGAGTATTTAAATACGGATATGATGGACCCTGCACTGCTTACGGATGAAGAGATAGGTGATATGCTTGAAAGAGTAAAAGAACTCGCAATATGGGCTAAAAAGTTTGAAGAATACGCTCTAAAAAGAGCAATGCAAGGCGGAAATATAAAAGGATGGAAAGTAGTTGAAGGAAGAGCGGGAAACAGATCCTTTACAGATATGAATAAAGCATTTGAGCTATTAAAACAAGACGGAATGACAGAAGATGAACTGTTTGAGAGAAAAGCAGTAACATTAACAACTATCGAGAAATTAATCGGGGCTGAAAGACTTTATCAAGTGGCAGGAGAATTAATTCAAAGACCTGAAGGAAAACCTGCACTTGTAGTATTGAAAGATAAAAGGCCCGCAATGGAATTAAGAACCCCCGCGGATATATTTAAAGATAATATTGAATAAAAGAGAGGATGATAAAAATGAGTAATAAAAACATAGAAAGAATAGAAGTAACAACTAGAAAGGTAAGATTGAATTTTCCGCATTTGTTTGAGCCATATGCATTTGACGATAATCAGGAACCGAAATACAGTGCAGTAATAATGTTACCGAAGTCGGATGTGGTAACTAAAAAAGCAATAGACGAAGCAATAGAAAAAGCAATACAAAAAGGAATACAGAAGAAATGGGGAGGAAAAAGACCTAAAAATATTGATATAGCTTTTATAGATTATGACGATCAGGGCTATGAGCCTGATGATGACGGTTACTACGAGCCTTATACAGGACATTATATATTTAATGCAAAATCCAGCGCAGATTGGCCGCCTACTGTTGTAAGTTTAAATCCGAACATTCCCATAACTGATCATTCAGAAATCTATAGCGGGGTATACGCGAGAGTACATTTGTCATTTTTTCCTTATACATTCGGGAAAAAAACAGGTATAGGAATAGCTTTAAATATGGTACAAAAATTAACTGACGGGGAACCGTTAGCAGGAAGAAGAGATCCTTCGGATGTATTTGAAAACGTAGAAATAGATCCGATAACAGGGGAACCTATATTTGATTGAAATTTAATAGGGGGGGGTTACCCTCCCTGAAGTTAAATTAGGAGGAAATTATGCAACATCTATCAATAGATATAGAAACATACAGTGATGTAAGTATTAAAGACTCAGGGGTTTACAAATATGTCGAGTCGGATAATTTTGAAATCCTGTTGTTTGCTTATAGTTTAGACGGTGCGAATGTTCAAATTATTGATTTAGCAGCAGGAGAAAAAATTCCTGATGAAATAATAAAGCTTATGAAAAGTCCTGATTGTATTAAACATGCATATAACGCCGCATTCGAGTTTATATGTTTATCAAAATTTTATGAACTTGATATACGGCAATGGCAATGTACGATGATACACGGGCTATACTGTGGGTATACAGCAGGATTGGGAATTACAGCAGGAGTATTAGGATTACCGCAAGATAAGCAAAAAGATTTAAAAGGAAAAAACCTTATCCGTTATTTCTGCGTACCATGTAACCCAACAAAAACAAATGGTGGAAGAACACGAAACTACTACTATCATGATGATGAGAAATGGAAACTTTTCAAAGAATATTGTATTCAGGACGTTGTCGTAGAAATGGAAATAGAAAACAGATTAAAAGAATTTCCTGTTCCCGGCAATGAATGGGAAAACTGGTATATAGATCAGGAAATAAATGCTTTTGGAGTAAGAATTGATACCGATTTACTAAGCGGAGCTTTGGAAGTAGACGAGGACTCAAGTGAATATTTAAAAGGGCTATCGAAAAAAATAACAGGACTTGAAAATCCTAATTCAATAAGTCAATTACTGCCATGGATAAATGAAAGAGTTGAAAATCCTATGGAAAATTTACAAAAAGCATATATTAATGAATACTTAGTAACAGAAGAAATAAATGAAGATGTAAAAGCTGTATTAAAAGCAAGGCTTGAAGCATCAAAAACGAGTGTAAAAAAATATAAGGCAATGCAGAATTTACTCGGGAAAGATGAGCGGGTAAGAGGATTAATTCAGTTTTACGGGGCTAATCGTACGGGAAGATACGCAGGAAGATTTGTGCAGGTGCAGAATTTACCTCGAAACTATATAGATACGTTGGAATTAGCAAGATATATGGTTAAAAACTGCGAGTATGAGAATTTGAGAATGGTATATGGAAATGTTCCAGATATTCTATCTCAATTAATCCGTACCGCTTTTATTCCCAGCACAGGAAATAAATTTATAGTGGCTGACTTCTCAGCGATAGAAGCGAGAGTTATTGCATGGCTTGCAGAAGAAAAATGGCGACTTGACGTTTTTTCCGGACACGGGAAAATTTACGAGGCTTCGGCTTCGATGATGTTCCATGTTCCAATTGAAAAAATAACAAAAGGAAATCCTGAATATGCGTTAAGACAGAAAGGGAAAGTCGCAGAGTTGGCTTTAGGGTATCAAGGCGGACCAGGGGCATTAGTTGCAATGGGGGCGTTAAATATGGGACTTTCGGAAGATGAATTACCTGATATAGTCGATGCTTGGAGAAATGCAAATCCAAACATCGTGAATTTATGGAAAAATATCCAAAATTGTGCCGTAAAGGCAGTTAAAACAGGCGGAATTTTCTCGTATAACGGGGTAAAATTTTCAAGAGAAATGGTTAGAGGAAGACTTGATTTTTTAACAATAACACTTCCAAGTGGTAGAAAATTGTTTTACGTAAATCCTTTAGTGGGTACCAACGAATGGGGCTCCGAAATAATAGAATATAAAGGATTGGACCAAACCTCTAAAAAATGGACGTCCTTAAAAACTTACGGCGGAAAATTAACGGAAAATATTGTACAGGCAATAGCAAGAGATTGCCTTGCTGAAAGTATAAATCGAATAAAAAAGGCAGGGCATGACATTGTAATGCATATACATGATGAGATTGTCGTTGATGCTCCAAAGACGGTTACAGTCGAAGAAATTTGCGATATTATGAACGGAGATTTGGACTGGGCACCCGGATTAAAATTAAGGGCTGATGGATTTGAATCAGAGTTTTATAAGAAAGATTAGGAGGTGTTGAAGTTGTGAAGAACGATAAAATCATAAAAATCAGTACGGCAAACTCAAGAACTGATAAAAAATGGAAAAGAGAAGAGCTGTATTGGAGTGAGTTTGTGAAAAGACTGGAAACGCCTCACAAAAGCCCTGAAAAAATTGATGAATATTTGAGCTATCCGAAGTCAAAACAAGACAAATTGAAAGATGTTGGAGGTTATGTCGGAGGTCTTTTAAAAAATGACACAAGAAAAGCTAACAATGTAATATCAAGAGATTTAGTTACTTTAGACTTGGATAATATCAAAGCAGGAAAAACTCCCGAAGTTTTAAAAACTTTAAAAGCTTTAGTTTGTACATATGCGGCACACAGTACAAGAAAGCATGTGCCCCATGCACCGAGATTAAGAGTTATATTCCCATTAAGCAGATCTGTAACTGCCGAAGAATACGAGCCGATAGCACGGAAGTTAGCGGAAATAATAGGAATGGAGATGTGCGATAAAACAACATTTCAACCTAATAGACTGATGTATGAGCCAAGCATATCATCTGACAGCGAATATGTATTCGATTATGTTGACGAGTCTTTTTTGGACGTAGATAAGATATTAGGGATGTACAAGGACTGGAAAAATATTCAGGAATGGCCGGGAATAGAAAATCATAAAGTAAAATTACCGAAAAAACAAGAAGATCCTACGTTAAAAAATGGTGTTATAGGAGCATTTTGTAGGGAGTTCGATATAATCAAAGCGATAGATGAATACTTAGCAGGAGCGTATGAATTTACTGACGTAAGCGATAGGCTGACATACATGGGAGGGAGTACATACGGAGGAGCAATTCTATATGAAGACGGGAAATTTTTATATTCCCATCATGCAACAGATCCTGCGAGCGGTAAATTATGTAGTTCATTTGACCTAGTAAGACTTCATATGTTCAGTGACTTGGACGACGATATAAAAGATAATACCCCGATGAATAGATACCCGAGTTTTAAGGCGATGTCGGAACTTGCACTTGAAAACAGTAAAATAAAAATAGAAGTACAAAAAGAAAGATTATCAAGTGCTGAGGCGGTATTCAAAAATGATATCGTAATAGACGCCGAAATAGTCAATGACGACTGGATGGCGTTACTGGATACTAATAGCGATGGAAAAATACTGAGTAATACGAAAAACATATTAATAATACTGGAAAATGAGCCTGAATTAAAAGGAAAACTTGCATATGACCGTTTTTCAAATCGTGCTTTCGCACTTGGGAAACTTCCATGGTCGAATATCGATAAAGTCAGAGACTGGGAAGATGGGGACGACGCGAGACTAAGAGTAAGGCTTGATGTGAAATACGGAATACTGGGAAAAACTAAAATTGACGATGCCCTAACGGAGGTATTTCTGAAAAACAGTTATAATGAACCGAAAGAATTTTTGGAGGGTTTAATATGGGACGGAGTCGAAAGGCTTAATACTTTATTAATAGATTACCTGGGTGCGGAAGACAATATTTATACAAGAGAAACTATAAGAAAATCACTAATTGCATGCTGTGCAAGAGCAATAAAAGATGAACCCGTAAAATTTGATGAAATGATAATATTGAACGGACCGCAGGGGATCGGTAAGAGTACATTTTTAAGCAAACTTGGCATGAAATGGTTTTCCGACAGTCTGAAAAGTTTTGATGGAAAAGAAGCGGCAGAAATAATTCAAGGTACGTGGTTAAATGAAATCGGAGAATTGGACAGTTTTAATAGAAGTGAAATTACAACGATAAAACATTTTTTATCTAAATCTACCGATATTTACAGGGAAGCATACGGAAGACGTACGAAGAAATTTCCGAGAAGAGCTGTGTTTTTTGGAACATCGAATGACACGGAATTTCTAAAAGATACGACGGGAAACAGAAGATTTTGGCCCATTGATGTGGGGCGTCAGGGAGTAAAAAAGAGAATTTTTGGAGACCTTGAGGGAGAATTAGAGCAAATTTGGGCAGAAGCTATGGAAGCATTTGACAGCGGAGAGGGGCTACTTTTGAGCAAAGAGGCAGAAGAGATAGCAAAACAGGAACAGGAAAATCATCGTATAAGAGATCACAGAGAAGGTATTATTCAAGAGTTTTTAGAAATTAAAATACCCGCCGACTGGGACACCCTTACAGACGATGAAAAAAGGAATTTTTATAAAGGAAGGCTGCCGAATGCGGGAAAAGTTTGCAAAAGAGAAAAAATTTGTATTCCAGAAATATGGGAATTTTGCTTAGAATCTGATTTGAGAAATTTGAAAAAATCGGATGCCATAGCACTGAATAAAATTTTAGAAATGATACATGATTGGGAGCGTATGCGAACACCTTTGAAATTCGGTAAATACGGAAGTCAAAGAGGGTTTAAGCGTAAAAAACATTAGTTATTTCACAAACCTGTGTACACCTGATTTTTAGCGGGTTGCTCCCCTAAATTTGTCTAAATTTAAAAAAAATTGACTTTGTAGTTCGAGAATGTAGTTTTGCAAAACTACATTCGACTACATTCTCAAAAAAAGTTTGTAGCCAGATAAACCCAGTATTTATAGGTGTTTCAGAAAACGGACTACATTCTCAAAAAAAGAATGTAGTTCAATCTAAGTCAGTATTTATAGTATTTATAATATATAAAACTACATTCTTTTTAAAAACCAATATAAAAATTATAAAATAGAGGATTTAGGGAGTAATATGGATGCCTAAATATAAAAAATACTCCCTAAATCACCTAATCGTAAATATCTATATAAGACAAAAAAAGTTTGTAGTCGCCTAAAAAATGGTAATTAGATTAGTGAAAATGGTATGTACAGAGATTTTATAAGGAAGAACAAAGTAAAAAAGAATGTAGTCGAAATGATATTTAGCCCAATTATTTTAAGGGCTTGAACACGAAAAAAGAATGTAGTCGAGGTATTAAAAATGGATGAAAAAGATATAGAGAACTATTTAAAAAATAAGATGAAAAAATTGGGGGGTATCGCATATAAATTTGTAAGTCCCGGAATGGTCGGAGTACCCGACAGGATATGCATACTACCGTTAGGCATTATATTGTTTGTAGAATTGAAAGCACCTCATAAAAAGCCGAGAAAATCACAACAGGTGCAAATAAGAAAATTACAGGCATTAGGACAAACCGTATTAACAATTAACAGCAAAGAACAGATTGATAAATTAACGGAGGAATTGAAATGCGAGATTATAGACCGCATGAATATCAAAGATACTGTATAGAAAAAATACTGGAAATAGATAAACTTGCGTTAATGCTTGATATGGGACTCGGGAAAACATCAATAACGCTTACAGCTTTAAATGACTTGATATATAATCGCTTTCAGGTCGGAAAAGTTTTGGTAATAGCCCCGAAAAAGGTTGCCGAATCTTCGTGGACCTCGGAAGCTGAAAAATGGAGACATTTGAAGGATTTGAAATTCTCAATGGTAATGGGAAATAAAAATCACAGATTAAAGGCGTTATACACAAAAGCCGATATTTATATAACAAATCGGGATAATGTTGTATGGCTTGTCGATTATTATAAACATGACTGGCCGTTTGATACAGTCGTACTTGATGAGTCTTCGAGTTTTAAAAACCATCAGTCCAAAAGATTTAAAGCCTTAAAGGCAATAAATTCCAAAATTACACGGATGATACAGCTAACGGGGACACCCTCCCCGAACGGGCTAATTGACTTGTGGGCACAAGTGTATTTGCTTGATAACGGAGAAAGATTGGGAAAGTCCATAACCGCTTATCGGGAAAGATATTTTAATCCCGATCAGAGAAATCAAATGCAGATATATTCCTGGAAACCGAAAGACGGATCTAACGATTCGATACAACGGAGAATATCAGATATCTGTATATCGATGAAAGCGGAAGATTATCTTGAATTACCAGATATAATATATGATACAATCCCTGTGAAACTCGATAATAAGGCAAGAGATGCCTACGAAGAGATGGAAAAAGAATTGATTTTGGAACTTGAAACAGGCGATGAAATTGATGCGGTTAATGCAGCAGCGTTGTCGAATAAGCTATTACAGATAAGCAACGGCGCTGTATATGATGAAAATCGGAAAATACACGAAATTCACGATTGCAAAATTGAAGCCTTTGTAGAACTTGTTGAGGCATTACCAAACAAAAATTTACTGGTATTTTACGCGTTTAAGCACGATGTTGAAAGATTGTTGAATGCATTATCGAAAAGTAAATTAAAAATTCGGGTAATGTCAGATAACAAAAGCAGTAAGGATATTGAGGACTGGAACAACGGCGAAATTGATATATTGCTTGCCCATCCTGCAAGTGCGGCATACGGGCTTAATCTGCAGGACGGAGGGAATCACGTAGTATGGTTTGGACTTAACTGGAGTCTTGAACTGTATCAGCAGGCAAATAAAAGACTACACCGTCAAGGGCAAAAGGAAAAAGTTATAATCCATCACTTGGTAACGCAGGACACAAGAGATGAAGACGTTATGAGAGCTTTGGAGAACAAGGGAAACATACAAGAGGAACTACTGCAAAGCTTGAAAGCAAGAATTGAAAAATACAAGAGAAACGGAGGAGAATTAAAATGATAGGAGAATGGATAAGATTAGCTGAGATGGTTGAAGAATTTTATAAAGCTTTCGGACAGGAACGATTTATTGGAGCAGGTGAGTTAAGTCCAGAAAGGTTAGAACTGAGAGAAAAACTATATCAGGAGGAATTAACCGAGTATGTTGTGGCAAAAGCCAAAAATGACAAAGCCGAAATACTGGATGCTGTTATTGATATGTACTACATCCATATTGGAACATTACTGGAAATACATGGGACACCTGTCAGAGTAACAAATGCTTTATATTTTTGTATGGACAAGCGAAGTAATATTCTTTGGGGGCGTGTGGAATATAATGATTTTAAGGAGGTATTCATCCCAGCTTTTGAAGAAGTCCACAGAAGCAATATGTCAAAATTAGGCGAAAACGGGAAACCGATTTTCAGAGAAGACGGGAAAATAATTAAAGGTCCGAACTATTTCAGACCAAACCTAAAACAGTTTTTTGAGGAGGCTAAAAGTGAGTAAAATAACAGACAACGAGATTGACAAAATAGCAGATAAACTGCTTGAAAAATTAAAAAATGACAAGGATTTTAAGGTTCAAAAAGTTTTATCACCGTTTCAAAAAACCGAAAAATTACTTTTTGAATTAAAATATTTAAAAGGGGCTATCGATGTGAAATATAAGCACATCGCAGGCTTAAAAAATGACCCCGTCCTGTTAAGCAAAAAAGAAATTGGAGTAAATGTCCAATCAAGTAAAAAATATCTCTCAGAAGTCGAAAAAATCGAAAATAAGATAGATAAGCTGGAAAAAGAAATTGAGAGACTTCAAATTGTTGTTGAGATGACTGAAAAAGCACTTGACACGATAAGAGAAGATAAATATTTCAAGATTATCGAAATGAAATATTTTGAGGAATTGACTTTTGAATATATATCTGAAGTGCTGGAAATAGGGGAGAGAACAGCTAAACGGCATAAAAACAGATTAATAACTAAACTTAGAACAATAATATTTTCAGATGATGCTGTAAACAGCATAATAAATTAACTGGAATTTAATATTGGCACTTTTGTGACCTTGTAAAAGATTTTTTATATGATATAATATGTTAGAGTGGAAAAAGTAGGATTTACGAATGACTACTTTAAAAGAGTTTACTGCGGTAGACTCTTTTTTCTTTTTACAGGAGGTGAAAAACATTGACAAAAAAACAGAAATTATTTGTAGATGAGTATTTAAAAGATTTGAATGCTACGAGGGCATACAAGAAAGTTTATAAAAATATAAAAAATGAGGATACTGCCGCAACTAACGGTTCAAGGATGCTTAGAAATGCTAAGGTAATGGAAGAAATACAGAAAAGAATGGATGAGAGAAGCAAAAGGACAGAGATAACACAGGATAAAGTACTGAAAGAAATAGCAAAACTGGCATTTACAGACAGAACTGAAATTGTCAGTGTTGGAATCCGAGAAATAAATAATAAAAGATACCAAACAGTGATTATAAAAAACTTTAGCGAGTTATCAGAAGAACAGAAAGCATGTATATCGGGAGTAAAAGAAACTAAAAATGGCATTGAAATAACTTTTTATAACAAAGAAAAGGCTCTTGAATTGCTTGGAAGACATCTAGGGATGTTTAATGATAAACTGCAATTATCAGGAGAGGTAAAGTCGAATAATCCGTTTGCAGGACTGACAACGGAAGAATTACGGGAGATTATTAAAAATGGAAAACAGTAATTTAATACAACAGGCACAACTGGAACTTGCAAGGCGTGAGTTCTTTTTTTATTGT